GCAGTGTCTGTTCGCCGACAGGAGTTTCAGTTGTTGTGTACTTAGACAGCGGAATTGTGTCGCCTTCAGCAACAATACCATTGCCAAGTGTACCGGATACGGTGTGGACTTTCAGAACTGTTCCTGCCTGCTTTGCGATCTTTCTTGTTACACCAAGAGCTTCAACGAGCTTCTTGATTGATCCACTGAAGGATGTGACGAAATCGACCTCACGAACTCTCGCAAGGTCAGCCTTTTTGATCAGATTTGTTTCAGCCATTTTGCTTATTTTCCTTTCATTCAGTAAATTTCAGACCGAACAGCTCCGGATTCTCGGCAATAGCCTTTCTCCGCTCTGCTCCGTCTTTGATTGCCATGATTTCCTCTTTGGTTCGCTTGGAAGGACTGGATGCGATCGGTGTCGGCACCTTTGCTCCTTCTGTGCGCTTTTCAACGATGAAACCCGACCAATCTTCTTTGATTTTCTTTGTGATTTCTTCAGAATTATCGAGCTTGCCATCCTCGGCGAGCTTGATATCGCTGAAATCAGTCACTTTGATGATCGAATCAATGCGCTTTTCATCGACTCCGGACTCCTTCAGAAGCGCCTTGTATGCGCTCTGTACTTTTGCGAGCTTTTCTTTGCTTGCGATGTCCTTTTTGTAGTCTTCGAAAGCCTTGTGTTCGTCATTGTATTTTTTCTGCCAGTCATCAGTACCTTCAAAAGCCTTCAGCTTCTTTTCGAGATCAGCGACTTTACTTGCTTCCGCTTTGTATTTGTCACGATCAGCCTTGATGCCGTCAATGCTTTCTGTATGTGCTTCGATGACAGCGCTCACCTGTTCATCGGTGAGGTTCATTCCCTTAAGGAACGATCTTGTAAGTGCCATTTTTTCCTCCATTTCTTCGGATGTCATTTCTTCGACTTATGACATTTCGGCTCATTTCTTCGAGCCATATAAAAAGCACCGGATTCCGGTGCTATTTACCTATTTTCGCTAGTACGCTTAGAAATATCTGTTCATAATCTGACAGATGGTTTTCGATTGCAGGACGTATGAACGGACGAGCTGACATCTTTTGCGTTCCCATCTCAACATACGGCGCATAATGAACGTTTGTTCCAAGGTATAGAGTTAAATCTTTTCTATCTCCTGCGTCCTGTATGTTTTCGCTGAACGAATTACCTATATCATCATCGTAAGCATGTTGATGAGCCGAATCACCGCTGACAGCGTGTGTGATTGAGTTCTTCAGCCGTCCTGTGTCGATTGCTCCTTGTGTGGTAATCTCGGTGATAGCATAGCCTTCAGCCTGTACACCGCAAGCCTGCAAAGCCGTTATGATCTCTTTCTCTGTGAATTCTTGAATAATCCCCTTGTTGGATGTGAAAGTGAATTCAAGACCGCTTGAAATTGACATATCAAACTTTAACCCCACTATCAGCGATCAACAAATATTTTTTATATGCCTCTTTTGCTTCTTTTGGAGCATCATCTCGGATTCCTTTGATCCCACCATCATGCTCGCCGTCGTACCCTTCTTCATCAGATTCCGGATAGAATTCGAGATAATTCCAAAAAGATTTTGCATCTTTCCAATCAATCATCCTAGTTCCTCCTTTAGAACATCCCAAACCATTCTAGACAAAATATTCGCGTTGTTTCTGTTATCGGTGTAATCGCAAACACATTCAGCCAAGCATTCTGATGCGTTTTTCATAGCATACATAGATACATTGCTCTTTAGCGTGGCATTGTTAAGTCCTTTTCCTTCCGGTGTTTTTTTTGCTCTCTTACATGCCTCTGATATTACGCGCTGTGCTTGCTTGCATTTGTTCCACTCTTCGATTGCTGATGATCGTTCGTATAAGTCATTCGTCGCTCTAGGATGTGCGATTTGTATTAGCATTCTTTCAAGAATATGCCCTGCTTCGTGCGCCGCACAACCTAGAACAGTTGCATTCTTTGGATGAAAACCGGATTCTGCGCCTTCCTTCATCTTTGATTCAATTACTTTCTTGTCAGTAAAGTATTTTGGATTGAAATTGATAAGTCCGCTGAACGATGCACACATCATTCCGTTGTTATTGGTTGATAATCCCTTAAACATTTCTTTCGCATTAGGGAATTCATCAATAATAGTTGCGACTCCTATTGACGCGGGTTTTACAGCTTCGAAATCAAGTTTTCTGACGGAATCATCAAATGACAATCCATATCGCTCCGCAAGAGCAACCTGTAAATCATTGAAGTTCCTTGCATTCATTATAGCCGAGATCGGAGTATTTTTTGTCGCCACAGAAGCGACATTTTCGTGTTCTCCAAGCCATTCCTCGAAGGTCATATCACCCATTTTTGGCGACCATCTTGGAATATCGATTGGAAAGCCTCTGACATTCGACCTTTGAGAACAGCGACAGTTATAAACTTCTTGCGGTTTTCCTTGAGGATCAGCAGGATATCGGCATCCGTTTGAATACTTTCCAGTTTTCAAATCCTTGATCTCACCATGAAGCAATCGATGTGAATGCCTCGTCCGGTTGTCCAGTGTAGCGATCCATACGGAATCAAGCTCGATTCCTTTCTTCCGGAGATCATTCACAGCGTCATCTCTCGCTCTGTTTTCGACTCCTGTTGTCATCGTTCTAGCGTTCCGGACAGCCGAAACTTTATTCATTCCGACTACATCCTTCAGCCGTTTAGCAATCTGAGGAATTGAATCGCCTTGCAAAAGACCTTGGATCAGAGATGAGTTGATCTTCTGCTGATTCCATCGTAGGTCTTTATTGTGCGCCGCTTTCCAAGCCTTCGAGCCTTCCTTCGGCGCAGGAAGCAATGACTTCTTATTCTTGAAAAGCTCCTCTGTCGCTCGCCTGTTATAAAGCGTATACGATGTATCGATCATCGCGTCCTTCTCAGCTTGGAACACAGCATAGTTGTGATTCAGAGAATAGACTTCTTCCGCATGGCTGTTGATCGTTGACTTTGCGATATCGTTTGCCTTGGTGATTTCCTCGGCAATCGTATCTCGCATCGCCTTCCATCGCTCACCAGTAGCGACTTGACCGATTCTCCATCGGTTGTATTCGTCCTGCGTGATCACTCCTTCTGCTAATTGCTTACGCTTCACCTTGTCCTTCGCTTCGAATCGTTCGAGATACTTTTCGAGCTTTTCGGTAAGCTCTTTTTCAGCTTGTTTGTACTCTTTGGAGATTTTCTTCTCCATCCTGCCGAGGATGCGATCTGTTTCTTCATGTCCGAAGTCATCAGACGCATCCGGTAACTTCGCATATTTTGGCATTTTTAGCCGTTTTCAGCGCCTTCTTCGCTGTTTGCGGACTCTTCTTCATCCTCTTCTGAATCACCCGCAAATCGATCCATATCCTCAGCGTCCTTGCGCTTGATGATCTCATTCACTTCGTCAACCGTCACATTCGGAAGTTTGGAAAGAACAGTCTGCTCATCTAGATATGGCGCTTCCATGACAAGCATCTGAACTTGTTCCATCTGATTACTGATCCTGTTGCGCTTATACACTGGTTCGTCCTCGATGCCGACAAGATCAAGAATCTGCTTGATGAACTCGGTTACTTGGAACTCGAAGTCATCCGCTTCCTCATCAAGAGGCTGATATGCCGCGTCAATATGGTCATTGGTTGCTCCTGCCGCTACAGTGTGAACGTCCAGTCCGCCGAAATCTTCATACAGGTCAGCCTTGATCCGATTCAGAAGCGTTTCCCTTGCTGAGTATGGAATCTCCTGTGTATATGGTGTCACCGTCTGATCTTGGTCAACTTTACCGATGTGCTGTAGCTTCAGACGATCACGGAACTGAGTCATATCAACATCATCCATTCCGGACGCGTTACCGATCAGCCAGTATATTTCAGCACATTCATCAAGATCATTCGCAAATCCACTCTTGATCAGATCATATGCATCAATATTCGGTCGGAGTCCGATGAGTGAAGACTGATGCAGTTCTGATCCCCACATCGCTTTAATTGGTAAATCGGAATAGTTTTCAACACCGATCACCTCATCACCGCCGAAGTCAGTATGATTCACAATGGTCTTGTAAGCGCGTTTGTCACCTTTCGGAACGAAGCGCTTTTCAATCTCGATGAAATCTGTATAGCCGTCCGCTTCGTATTCCGTCACATTCATCGGCTTGTCCGGTGATAATTGCCAAAAGCGGATGCCTGCGCTCAATGCGGAAGTTTCCTCATTCCAAAAAGGAATGAATTCATGGATTGTAAAGTTCAGCAGTTTGTTATTGTTCCAAAAACCGAATGACACTCCATGAATGAGAGCTTTGTACGCGATAGTTTTAACAGCAGAATCAAACGATGATCCGAGCTTCTTCTTTGTGGCTGAATTTGCGAATGAAACGCCATTGCCGAGCAGATATGTGTTTCTCTGTACGTTCAGCCTCCGGAAAAAGTTTGACGCGATCCGGTTTGTTGCTGATACCGTATCCTGTACCTTGGTTCCGTTCATGTTATACAGCCATTTTGCATAGTTCATGACCGTCCTGTTCTGCTGATGATTGTACTCGTCAGCAATTACGGCGGTACGCACCATCGGATCAGCGTCATGATCGTTGAGTGCCTTCCGGATAAATCCGTTGATATCTCTGTCTTTTTCTTCGATAAAATCTTGAAATGTGAGCATTCGTCACCTCCTAAACGGTGATATATAGTTTTCTCGCTTCGGTGTGGCGAGTCGATAAGTATGCACAAAGTACCTCATGCTATCCATAGCATGATCGTTCTCTTTGATCGGTCTGTCATCGCCTGCTTTGTCATCCCAAACATAGCCGTTCAGCTCGGCGATTGTGTTTTTACAAGACCGAAGTATTTTGATGTATCCGTTTTTCATACATGTATGAGTTTCCTGTATTCCGTCAGATACATTGTTGTTTGCGTGAATCACTGAGTAGTTCTTTCGCCTATTCAGCTCAGTGATAAATGATGCGGCGGAAGGATCGACAATCGTTTTCAGCTTTCGGAAATATGTTCTGTTTTCTTCCGCATCCTTTTTCCGTTTGTCGATGATCCGCTTTGTGAACGCATCTAAATCATCAGCATATTCACCATCTGTCTTTTGAATTCCTGTGTCGCGTCCGGAATGATAATACTCATCCGTACAAATCCATACTTTTCCGTATTTCTCCCACAGGAGCGCCGCAAATGCGTTCTGTGTGCCGTAGTCGATAGACAACGCACAATCGCTCGGACTTCCTTCAATACCGCTTAAATCTGCTATAATCGCCTCCCTAAACGATGGATAAATAAGTCCTTCAGCAAGCGCCCACTTTCCCAAAATAAAACGCTGATAGTAGACTGTGCCTTCATACTCTTTGCACAGACTATCAACGAAAGATTTTGGTAAAAATGGATTGTCGAAAATGGTGTAATGCTGAACATAAGAATCTATGTCATCACGATCAATAAAAGCCTTCAGCCAATGCATCGGATGCTCCGGATTGCAAGCTCCATCCATACAGGAATAAGCCTTGTCCAGTCGCGAAGGAATGATTTCAAAGACTTCCCTGTTCCACTTGGCAATCTCGTCGCCGTAGCAGTATTTAATACTGGCACCTTGAATCTTTGCAACTTGGCTGACCTTCTCAGCGCCCAAGCAATGAACTTCTTCACCGAACAGGATCGCAATGTTTTTGTTGTTCACACCGCCGATCCTGTCTGATCCATAGATTTCTCTCATCGGCTGAAGTACATTTCGCTCGATCGTAGCCTTAGAAACTCCAAGGATAACGTTCAGACCGGACTTTCCTTTGCGCTCCAGTATTCTATACGCGATTACTTGTGCTATATCTCCGAATGACTTGCCGGATCGGACTGCACCGACTTTGAAATTGAAACGATGCTTTGCCTTAGCGAAATACTGGAGCTGTTTTCGTGAGAACTCAATCCTCTCCGTCATCAGTTTCCTCTTCCTCCGGTAAATCCGGAAGGCTTTCCGCGTATTGTTGTGTCTGCTTCAACATCTCGAAGACTCGCTCAGAATCACTGGTATCAACAACATCATAGTTATCGCGCCACCCTGCCTGTGACTTCATGAAGAAGATCGCCGCCGTCTTATCCGGTGGTACTTCCTTCTCTTTGATGGTTACAGTCTTGTGTTCATGTCCTTCTGAATCAGTCCATATCTGCGTAACGGTTTCCTTTAACGTCTGAACTCTGAACATCCATTTCAAAGCCGCGAACGCTTCCGCTATGGCGAAATCTTTTCCATTTTTTAAGGCTGAAGCAATCTGCGGAAATTTCTTTTTCCATGAGTACAGCACTCTCTCCGATATTCCGATCTTTTCGGCGATCTGAGCGTCTGTCATTCCGCTCTGTTTAAAGTATCGCAACAGTTTCAGACCGTCATCGGTCAGCCATTGATCAACTTTTGACGGTCTTCCTGCAGGCATTAATTTCCTCCTATTGTCAGTTTGATCCATTCTTGATATCGCTCACAGACTGCTTTCGTACTGGCGCGATCGCAAACAGGATCACAGTTATTGCACGGACAAACTGTCTTTTCAGACAGCTCTCTCATATGCTTTTTATATTGATCATACGGAATATTTGACACATCAATTACATCATCATCCATAGTCGCTCTCCAATTAAGGCGGCTCAATATGACTTTATTGATTACAGGAGTTCGCCGCCTTGTAGCACAGTCGATGTAGGGAAAGAAGGGGAAGTGCCTTTCGACTGCACAAAAAAACGGACGATTTATCTCATCCGCTTTTTTACTCATATAGAATATCACATGTTGACCGCCGAGATTTTCGGAGTTACACATCAATGTCCATATATTTGATTTTGATCTTCAGTTCCTTCAGCGCAAGTGTTCCGTATTTGTTGATGCTGTCTTCGATGCTCTCATCGATCAGCGCGTTGATCCGCTTCTTCATTCTTGCTTCTGTCTTATCATCAGCAGTCCGCTTATTGTACTTTCTGACAGTCAGATGCTTCGAATTGTAGCCGTTCGCAAAGCCGAACCTCGCTGTACAATTCGGACACATGATTCCATAGCGCTTCTCGCTTGCGTTGAAATCATTGTGATTGTCAAATACCTTGACCTCTGATCCGCAAAACGGACATGTTTTCAAGTCCATCATTTTCTACCTCCTTGAAAAAATCTTTGTCATAAAAAGGACAATCCTCGCATGATTCATAATCGTCCTCATGTATGCACTCGCTCAATGTGCAACAGCCGTAGTCACTCATTCATCGTCCTCCCAATAGTTCTTTTTATAGTTGGAATCGAGGACAACAGTGCCATCTTGATAATCTTCAACCATGTCAACGTCATATGCTCCACTATTCATTACATCGGAACATACGAATATAACTTTGCAATGCTGTGGCATCCTCTGTAGCTCTTTAATCAACTGATGAACCGTCATTCGATCACCTCAAGCTCCTGTTCGTGTGGCTGATGCAACGCATCCATCTTGGCAATGATTCTCTGCCATTCTTCCAGTGAATACTGAAATGCCCACTTGATTCCGTACTTCTCGACCATCTTTTCTCTAGCTTCAGAGTAAGTTCCATTGATCCTCACATAATAACCGGCATGTTCATGACCGCATCCGAATGTGAACACCCACCAATCTTTTTTATCATTCATTCTTCTTTCCTCTCACTTTCTTTCAGATAACGGTTCAGATGCATGCGCACCTTGCTGATTAACTTGTGCAAATCCTCGATCGTCTTTTCCGACAGATCGAGATCATCAACGGCACCGTGCAATTCATCCAACACATAGAAATCAATGAACTGGTCACGGTCACTCATTACATCGTCATCCCATTCAAATATATCTCTGTGTTTCATTCTCTTCTTTCCTCTCTGCCCATGCGCAGTAATGTACTTCTCTGGTCATTCTCCTGCCCTGCGTGCGTTCATAATGTATTTTGCATCTCCCAAACTGCGTATCTTTTATTTGGAGAAAATGCTTGCAATCCTTGCACCGGAGCAATTCATGGTAACCATAATAGGCACCGTCTACTCCAATATCCTCATCCGGAACAATCCACTCTCTCATTCTTCTTTCCTCTCAAAGATCACGATTCATCTTTCAAAACATTCTCAAACTGTTCTTTAAAAAACTGCTCCGGAACTTCAAACCGGATCATTGCAATCGGAACACACTCGTTCTTCTTAAAATGGCGCTGTCTTGTTGAATCTGCCAATTCCGGATAGTTTACATAGAGTTCTTCTGCGAACGATATGCTCAACTTTTTTCCTTCATAACTGGAATCATCAGCCATTGCCACTGAATACGTTTCAACAAAATAATGGTCGCAACGGCTGTATGTCTTCACATATCTTTCCGGTGGTGCGTATGGGTCTTTTTCAAGACAATACCTTTTAGCAAAGTAATCCCAATACATTACACTTGGTAAGTTAGTCACGCCTCTTTCCTCTCTGCTATGGCTTTCGCCATCTCTCTTAACAGGTGGATGTCAATTTCACACCAACATGTATTTTTGGTCATTCTTCTTTCCTCTCAAAGAAGGAATTGATTGTGAGTGAATGTGCTTCCATCTTTTCCATCAAGTCCTCCATAGGCATTCCGCTTTTGGCGTACTTTCTTAAACGCTTCATACAAGCATTGAATCCATCAACGAACGATTCTCTTTCTGCGAGTGTTCTCATTATCACCTTTGGTCTTTCCGTCATTTCGCTTTCCTCAATTTCTTCGGTTTTCCGTTTTTTCTCAGATACTTGTTTTTCAGATCAGTGAGTCTGATCTCCGCAAATTTGTAGATGTTTGCCGCCACTTTTTCTGTAAGAATGTGAGGCAATGAAAAGGTTGCCATACTACGCCAAACTAAACACTCGTCCATCATCCACCTCTGTATGGCTGTGGCATTGGCATCCATGCCACAACATCATCAAACTCGAAACTGTTATCATTATCAATCCACCACTCCTTTGCACCACTGTTCCAAATCTCAAATTGTGCTTCTATAACTACACCGAATTTTGTTGTTACAATGACATAATCGTTTTTGTTTGGCAGTTTTTTTGATACAGGAATCCATTGTGGTTCTGAAGATATTTCAAAATCGATCGGATGCAATTTCCACTGTTCAACCATATGTACAATGCCGACTTTGTTGCTAATATGTATATTTTCTTTTTTAATAAACTGCTTTATCCACTCAATAGGGATCGCATCCACTGTCGGAGCTTCATCCGTTATAAGAAGATAACGATTGCACGCAGTAAGGTTACAATGCCCACTAGCATCAGCAGAATCACACTGCTCGTTATGTTTCACGCAGTAATTCATTCTTCTTTCCTATCTTCCTTCTCATGGAAGTCTTTACAATATCCATATTTGTTTGTGCATTGTTTTTCTGTGAGTCTTATCGGTCTCGCTCCGCTTCGGCAGAACGGTTTACCTCTGACTATCTCACAATGTTTGCAAGCATAGCAACCCTTTTTATTCATTCTTCTGCCTCCTGTGCGTCCATTCGTGCACCGCAGTTAGGACAATAATTATATGTTGGTTCTTCTTTCTCAAACACACATCCGCATTCCGAACACTTCCACTCATAGTACACTGGACAACCGTCAGCATAACCGTCAAATTCCGTACCGATGTACTTACCGTGTCTGACTGGTACTGCATCAATCAATCTTGTCATTTTCTTCTACAAAGCATCCACATCCGCCTATGTCACACAGTTCTTCAAACGATAACTGTTCGCCTCTACCTTCAACGCTCTTCCTCAACTGGCGGAGCGTGAACGGCTTTCCTTTGCGTTTGAGGATGCTCACATCCTTTCCGATCTTTTGTCTGATCTCCTGTTCTTTATTTTCCCATTCTCTAAACTTTCGCGGATCAACCTCAAGGAGATGTGACCAGTGACCAATTCCGCCCTTAACACAGGCGCCACCACAGTTGTTGTGTGAAAATCCGACTCTGTACATATACGGAACTTCAATTCCGTCTTTTTTCAAGAGTTCTAACATCTCCGGTTTTGAAATATATGGCTTTTCACACATCGGAAATTCAACTCTGTACGGATCATAGTTATTACGTATCGCTCCGATCCTGTGAGTTTCTGTCCAGTCAATTCCTAAGTACAGAATACATTCATCCGGTTCATATCGATCTTTCAGCCAGTTCCGGAACGGTCTGCTTTTCAGCTTTTTGGAACACGATGCAATCCGACTGTTGTACAGGAAGTTATCTTCCCACGCCAATTCAAACGGTGTTTTCCCTTGGCACAATCTGACAATCTCTATGTTCAGCTTCTTTTCGATGTCATCTAAGAAGCGATACAAATCGCCATCTTCTGCTAATGTGTCGCAAAATACAGCAGTCACATCTTCCTTCGGTTGATTCTCTAATACTCTTTTCAGCGTGAAATATGAACCTATTCCTCCGCTGATGCTGATGATATGTTTCATAACATCCGTCAACTGTCTGTGACGGATAATCGGCAAATCCTCCCATGCTCATATACTTAAGTAGTTTCGAAATATACTTAAGTATATTCACGCTGTAACCGCCGACTTTACGGATGACTTCAACAATCTTCATCCAACCTAGTTTCACTAGGATCAGTTATTCTCCTTTCTCATTTTCCTTTTAACTCCTGTTTAACGATCCGGATCATCCGATCATATGCGTTACCAACGTGATACTTCTCCTGTAGCTCACGCTTATCCCTTGTTCCCATGTAGTCGAGAACGAAATCAGCATTTTCACCTCTGAGAAGTGTGTCACGATAGCCTTCCGCCTTTTTCAATGACCATGAATAATACTTCATCTCCCATTCGATCGCCGCCTGTTCCGTAACGTACTCAGTCAATTTTTCCGTATAGTCATATACAGCGTTACCCTTGGCTTCTCCGATCGCTTCTTTTCCATTCGGTGATGAAGGGACCGTCAGCGTATCAATCTGTCGCTGAAGCTCATCGATCAGCTTTTGGTAATTATTGACGGATGTCCGATAGAATGGAATCCGACATATTTCAGTCACGATGTATTTTGCTTCCGGATAATTCATCTGTACCTGCCTCCGATCCGTCCGTTCATCATGTCGAGCTTATAGCACTCGTTATTCAACTTTGATTTCAGTCCGTAATTTGAACGAACTACAGTGTCATATCTGTTGATAATCTTCAGCAATTCCGGAAGCAATTCCTCGCTGTCCGTTTCGATCAGATTGTCAGCCAGTTTGATAAATGATTCGTGAAGATCGGTGTTCCGCATCGACTTCAGCTTTTCCTTGATCGCATCAAAGTCTTTCATTTTCCTGTACTCCCAAGTCCACCGTTCCGGACACCAGTCGCATCATCGTCATCAGTGACGAAGTATCTTTCAAAGATGCCTTGCATATAGCGCTCGCCCTTATAGATTGTGTAATCCTCATCCGAGTTGTTCATGAGCATCGCCTGCATGGAATCATGGAAATCGCTATCAATAATTCCGACAGCGTTTGTTAATGTGATTCCCTTCTTGCCGAGCGATGATCTAATGAACAGCTTCAGAAGGAAGCCTTTACGCATCCGGACTTTGACACCAGTATCGAACTGGATGAACTTATGTGCAGGAATGATCACCGTCTGTGGAGCAATGAAATCGTATCCTGCGGAATCAGCCGTCTTTCTGCGCGGTCTGATGTGCGGATCGGAGATGAACACTCCGACTGTGTTGCTCTTGAATGTTGAATCTGTCATTTTCCCCTCGCAAGTTTTTCTCTATGTCTTTTATGATTCCGCCAATCGTCAGCGGATTTGTTTCAAAAAATGTCGCAATCGATCTGTTTCCGTATCCTTCTTCATGCATCCGGTATATGGCAACGATGTCACGATTCGGATGACGATTTCGTACTTCGCTATAGCGGAGTAGGCAATCAACACAGATGCATGTCATGCCTTCCTCCGTTTCGCTGAAGTATCCGCTTGAGATCGATTTTCCGCAATTAGCGCAGATCATCAGAATGGAAGATCATCCGGACCGATATCAAGTCCTTCCTCATACTCCGGAAGACCAAATTCTGAAGGAGTAGTCTGTGCGTTGCTCATGGACTGCTGATGATATGTAGGCTGTGCGACTGGCTGTGTGTGCGTAGGCTGTGCTACCTTCTGATGATTCTGACCGAATCTTTCGATTGAAATCCTTTCGGCAACAATCTCATCATTTCTGCACTTCACTCCGTCTTTTTCATATTCGTGATAGTCATTTCTTCCTTCCACGAGGATCAGATCACCCTTCTTGCAGTACATTCCGAGATACTCGGCTGTATTGTTCCAAGCGGTTATAAAGAACCATTTTGTACTTTCATTACCATTTCTATCCTTGGCTGTCTGAGCGATTGAAACATTGCAGACGGACTTTCCACTGTTCGTCTTTCTGATCTCGGCATCCTTGCCAAGGAAGCCGTCAATAATTACTCTGTTGATCATATTTTTCCCTTCTTACCATCCATATTTTTTTCCGAAATCTTCGATCTGTTTTTTCATATAATCCGGTACCGGAACCGTCACTGTCGGTTGTTTAGGCTTGTCATAGCTGTTCTTCTCCCATGTTCGAACAGCCGCTTTCCAATCTTCGAGAGGTCTGCCATTCGCCTTCTTCCAATTCTGCGATGAGTAGTAGTCGATGAATCGTTCTGCATCGACATTATTCTTTCGCTCGGCACAGTAGGCTTTAACTTCGTCAACCGTAGGAGGAACGAATCGCCGCTTTTTCGGTGTGCTTTTCTTATTATCAGTAACAGATACAGTATCAGTAACAGTATCAGTAACAGTTGTATCAATACCGTATTGATACTGTATC